CAGCTTCCCAGCCTGATCGGCCTCGCTGAGCGCCGCCTCGCCCGGGAACTGAAGATCCAAGGTACCGTCACTGTGGTCTCATCGACCATGACTGTGGGAGAGCCTACCTACCCCAAGCCCGACCGCTGGCGCGAAACCGTCAGCATCCGGGTTGGCACGGGCGCCGGCTATAACACCACGCAGGAAGTCTTTCCGCGCGCGTATGAATATATGCGCCAGTACTGGCCGAACCAGACGCTGACCGGGACGCCGAGGTTTTATGCTGATTATGATTATTCGCACTGGTTCTTCGCGCCTACACCGAACGCCCCGTTCCCTTACGAACTGATCTATTATGAACTGCCGCCGCTTCTCGGTGACGACGTTCAAACGAACTGGTTCACGGAATACGCGCCAAACGCCTTGCTCTACGCCTCGCTTATGGAGGCCGCCCCGTTCCTCAAGAACGAAGAGATCATCCCGATCTGGCAAGGATTCTACGACCGATCCGTCGCCGCGTTGAACGGCGAAGATATCCGCCAGATTGCTGATCGTGGCATCATCCGCAGGGAGGATTAATGTACAGGGTGTACAAAATTTCCTGCTCTGTGAATGGCAAGATTTATATTGGCTACACAGGAAAGACCGCCGAAGAGCGCTTTAAAGCGCACCTTCTTAATGCGCGCTGGCGCAAACAGACCGCGCTGTACGACGCGATAAGGGCCTACGGAAACGACTCGTTTTCAGTTGAGCTTTTAGTTGAATGCGAAACCCACGCTCAAGCCTGCGCTGAGGAAATTAAATTTATAGCCGAACTGAACTCCATGCTTCCCAATGGTTATAATATGACTCGGGGAGGTGATGGTGTACCTGTCCCGATTGAAGTCCATATAGAAGCCGGCAGGCGGAAGCGCGGAATCGTTACTGAAAAAATGCGCGCCCACTTCAATAGCAGAAGGGGTGTCAAGCAGTCTCCGGAGCACATTGCTAAGGGCGTTGCCAAGCGTCTCGGATCTAAGCGTAGCGAAGAAACTCGTTGCAAAATGTCGGAAGCTCAAAAAGGTAGAGTAAACTCTGAAGAAGCTAGGCAAAAACTGTCAAAAGCTCTGAAGGGAAGGCCTTGGACGCAAGCTCAAAGAGATGCTAGGATTAAACCCAAGGTAGCTCTAGATGCGCAGAGGGTGGAGAAAGTGTCATGAGCCCGTCCTTCGTCAACACCTTCGGCGGTACAAACATTTACTCTGCGAACGTCAGCTATCGCGCCATCGCGCTGACTGCTAACGTAACTCTGACGTGGCCGACTGAAGTCGCCACCAACACCAACGTCGTTGCCTCCATCATGGACGTCACGCCGTCTGCGGGCAGCTTCACGATCCGCATGCCCGACGCTTCGCAGGCTTCGGTCGGTGAGACGGCGCTGTTCTTCAACGTCGGCGCGTTCTCGTTCACGGTCGCTGACAACAGCGGCAACACGATTCAAACGATTGCCTCCGGCGAAGCGTGGCAGATCTACCTCACCGGCAACTCGACCGTAAACGGCACATGGCGCGCGATTGAATACGGCGCCGGCACGTCATCCCCGTCCGCGAGTGCGCTGGCTGGGGCCGGCCTCAAAGCCATCACGACGACGCTGAATCAGGCTGCGCCGACGACTCTGCTCTCGGCGGACTACACGCTCACGGCTTCAGACCGCGCTCGCGTCCTCGTGTGGAACGGCGGCGCTGGTACGTTCACGATGCCGTCAGCGGCTGCGGTCGGAAACGACTGGTTCTTCGACGCGCGCAACTCCGGCTCAGGCGGTCTGACCATCGCTCCTGCGGGCGGCGAGCTCATCAACGGCCAAGCGTCTCTGGTGTTCAACCCGGGTGACAGCGCGCGGATCCTGACTGACGGCACCAGCTTCTACACAATTGGCTACGGCCAGAGCGCGTCGTTCGCGTTCGACTATGTGTCGATCAGCCTGACTGGGCAGCCCAGCCCGTACACGCTCTCGGGCACCAACCTGAACCGCATCGCCTACCAGTTCAGCGGCGTCCTGACCGCGAACATGCAGATCATCGTGCCGAACACGATTCAGCAATACTGGGTTCGAAACACGACCACCGGAAGCTACACGCTCACCGTTAAAACTGCTGCCGGCACGGGCATTTCTGTCGTTCAGAACGGCGCTGCAATCCTGTACTGCGACGGCACGAACGTCGTCGAGGCAGACACCAACAACCTGTCGACGCCAATCGCCATCGCTCAGGGCGGTACCGGCGCCACCACTGCAGGTACGGCGCTCATCAATCTCGGCGGCACGTCGCTGGGTATCGGGATTTTTACCGCCGTCAACGCTGCCGTGGCACGCGCATCCATTGGTGCAGCTGCATCAGGCGCTAACGCGGACATCACGTCCCTCTCGGGCCTTACGACGCCAATCAGCGTGGTTCAGGGCGGCACCGGTCAGACGACCTACACGAACGGACAGTTGCTGATCGGCAACACTACCGGCAACACGCTGACCAAGGCCACGCTGACCGCCGGCACCGGGATCACGGTCACGAACGGCACCGGCTCGATTACGATTACCAACACCGGCCCTGACTCGTTTCCGGGCGTCGGTATAGCATACTCAACGGGTACAGCGTGGGGCACCTCTTACAGCACGAGCGGCACCGGCACAGTAGTAGCGCTGGCTGCCAGCCCCGGACTGACCGGCATACCAACAGCCCCGACGGCGACCGTCGGAACCAGTACCACCCAGATTGCAACAACCGCTTTCGTAACGGCGACGTCGTTCGTTACGGCCCTTCCGGGTCAAGCAGGTAACGCTGGTAAGTTCGTTACCACTGATGGCACCAATGCAAGCTGGAGCTACGTGCCGCTGACGACGGGCGTCTCTGGCGTTCTTCCTGTTGCCAATGGCGGCACGAATGGAACCGCTGCGCCGACGGCTGGCGCTATGCCGTATGGTACGGGTACGGCTTACGCCTTTACTGCCGCTGGAACAGCCGGTCAGGTTTTGCTATCTAATGGCGCGTCCGCCCCCGCGTTCGGTGGCATTGACGGAGGGACGTTCTAATGGCGGCTTCAGGCTTCACGCTTGTTCAACTCTATCGCACGGCAACGCCGGGTGCTGTTCCGCTTGCAGCCAACCTCTCGGCTGGCGAACTGGCTATCAACACTTCCGATGAGAAGCTGTTTTTCAAAAACGCTGGTGGCAGTGTTGTTGAATTTTCAGGTGGTTTTTCCTACACGACCGTCAAGACCGCGAACTATGCCGCACAGGTGGGCGAGGGTGTTCAGACTAACACGACCGGCGGTGCCTTCACGGTTACGCTGCCAGCCACGCCCGCGAGCGGTGATCAGCTTATCATCACAGACGCTGCAGAATCATGGGGCGTCAACAACCTTACTGTGGCCCGCAACGGCTCACTGATCGAAGGTATTGCATCTGACCTCATCTGCAATATCAGCGGCGTCGCTATTACGCTGATTTACACTGGAACGTCGTGGCAGGTGTACGCTCAGGCTGGCGGCGCTGGCGGGATCATCGACATCAACACGCAGACCACCGGTACGCTTGGTGTGGCGCGGGGTGGCACTGGTGCGACTACGCTGACCGCAAACGCTGTCGTCATCGGCAATGGCACGTCTGCAGTAACGACTGTATCTCCGGGTACGTTGGGCAATGCGCTTATTAGCAACGGGACGACGTGGGCGAGCACCGCTATCCCGGCAACGACCCCGAGTGGCACGACAGGGCAAGTGCAGGTCAATAACGCTGGTGCCTTTGGAGCTATATCTGAAGGTACGGCTGGTCAGGTACTGACGTCGGGCGGCGCTGGCGTTGCCCCGACGTTTGCAACGCTGTCGACCGCCGTCCAATACCCGCAGAATATCCAGTCAGCCGACTACACGCTTGTGCTGAGCGATGCTGGCAAGCAGATATTTCACCCGGTTGCTGATGCTAATGTTCGCACATACACCATTCCAGCCAACAGCAGCGTTGCGTTTCCGATTGGGACTGTGGTGTTGTTCACGGTGGAGAATGGGGGTGCTTCTGTTGGCGTCCTTATAAATAGTGATACGCTCGTTTTTGGTAGCGGAACAACGGGGTCGATAGGTGTTTTTGCAAATAACACTTTAATGGCGATTAAAGTTACCGCAACTAAGTGGATGGCAAATTATCTATATCAAACAGGTAGCACCCAGCCTTTTGGCAACCCTATAGCCGTAGCGCATACCACAACGCCCTTTGTCTCCGCTTATACGTGGTCTGTTAGTGGCTTTGGAACGAAATTCACCAACCCCGCTACGCTGCCGACTGGTGATGGTTACAACGTCACATTCAGCCCTGCGGGTGACGCCATCGCTATAGCGCACGGCGTGTCGCCCTTCGTTACTGCTTACCTGTGGTCTGGCGCTGGCTTCGGAACTAAGTTCACCAACCCCGCTACGCTGCCGACTGGCCTTGGCAACGACGTCGCATTCAGCCCTGCGGGTGACGCCATCGCTATAGCGCACAATACATCTCCATATATCTCCGCCTACCCATGGTCTGGCGTTGGTTTCGGAACAAAATTCACCAATCCAGCTACGCTGCCTACTGGCTCTGGCATTGGCGTCGCATTCAGCCCTGCGAGTGACGCCATTGCTGTAGGGCACGCAACGTCGCCATTTATCTCCGCCTACCCGTGGTCTATTAGTGGCTTCGGAACTAAGTTCACCAACCCCGCTACGCTGCCTGCTAGCACTGGCCTCCGCGTCGCATTCAGCCCTGCGGGTGACGCCATCGCTATAGCGCACGGCGTGTCGCCATTTATCTCCGCCTACCCGTGGTCTATTAGTGGCTTCGGAACTAAGTTCACCGACCCCGCTACGCTGCCGACTGGCACTGGTTACAGCGTTGCATTCAGTCCTGCGGGTGACGCCATTGCTGTAGGGCACTCCACATCGCCCTTCGTCACTGCCTACCCGTGGTCTGGCGCTGGCTTCGGAACTAAGTTCACCAACCCCGCTACGCTGCCGACT